TTTACATTCCTTGCTTCAAACGCAACTTCAACACCTGCTGTGTTTGCAGCTTGTAGTGTTGTTATTGCTGATGCATAACAATCTTCATCAATAACTGCTCCTGCTGCATACGCAGTAGAAGATCCATCCGTATCTGTAAACTTAGTTTGACCCACATATAGCCCAACATTAGCTGCCAGAGTTGGAGAGCCATTGCTGTCCAGATCGTCATTGAATAATTTAATGCTCATTACTTTTGCATTTGATGGTATTTCTGCCATCATAAGAACATCATCATTATCAATATCGCCTGTACCTGCTGCAATAGTGTCAGCAAACACACGCATCTTTCCAGACACACTACCGGCTTCAGTCACTGTTCTAGGAGAAGCATCAAGATTAGTAATTTCTACTGATTTAGCTGTTGCCATGATTTACCTCCTATGATTCTGTACAAGCAATTTCTACCATCTTTTCGTCTTCAATGCGAGTTGCACCAATAGACATAGATAGAAATACCTGTGTTGCATAGTTCTTGTCTGCTCTTTCAGATATTTTAGTTGTAACATCTGCTCCGATAGCAAGACCTATTGCTGATTGACAAAAACCAAGCACTTGACGATTACTGTCGCTGTCAAGCCCTAGTCGTTCTGTTCTAATGAAATTAAAACCTAAAAATGTATCAACATCACCTTGAACCAATGCTTTTACAGAGTTAAAGTCAGCACTTGTAACAGATGTAATACCTAACAAGTCTGCTAACTGCCCTGCTGTAACGAGCATGTATCTTGGCTCATCTGGGTCTGTATCATTTTTGTCTAAAATTTCTTTAGCACTTAATAGTTTAGCTAGTGTTAATCCAGCCGATCCATGCACAACTTTTTGTGCTGATGGTAAGGCAACTGTGCTTCCACCAGAAACACCACCTAATGCATTTCCAGTTGCAGCAGAGATAATAGCATCATCCATTGCTCTACCCATTGCCCACGCACCTGCTAACGCATACTCGGATTGTGGTGAAATTAACAGTCTAACTTTATCCTCTTGGTCAATTAAATCTGCCCAGTCATAATCTTCCAGACTTACTTTTCTCCTTGAATGAGGTGTATCAACTCTTGGAGTGTCTGAATGTCTTGAAGTTCTTTTTTGTGCAGAAGTAGATCCAATTCTTTCAAAAAAATGCGACTTACCTGTTACAGTTTCAGTTCTTACTGCATCTCTTAGTCTTGAACCTTTTTGTTGAGCCAAATGGAATACGTTGCTTTTATATTGCTCTACAAAAGCTGTAGTAATTTGAACACTCATCAAATTTCTCCTTATTAAAATTATTATTTATGTTTATGCAGTTTTTGTCCAAAAATGGGAAACCTCATTTAAAGTCTGATAGACTAATCGCAAACTTATCCATAACAGGGGTTGTTGATTATAATAATCCTAAC